TAGTATTACCCAGCTCACTTCTGTCTCCACTTTCCATAATATTTAGGGATGGCTCACAGACAGCATGCAGCCAAGCGGTGGGTTTTCACCATCAACAACTGGACCGCTGCTGAACAACAGGCACTCATTGATTCTAGTGATAACTTTGATTATCTGTGTTTTGGTAGAGAACGCGGTGACAATAACACTCCTCATCTACAGGGATACGTTATACTCAAGACAAAACTGCGTTTGAACAATGTCAAAGCCTTACCCGGGTTTAGACGATGCCACCTGGAAGTATCTAGAGGAACGCCTCAGCAAGCAGCAGATTACTGCAAAAAAGACGGCGATTTTGAAGAATTCGGCGAATTGCCCAAGGGTCAAGGAAAACGCTCTGATTTTGAAAACCTTAAGGAGTGGATCAAGTCCCTTGACCACTGGCCCGATGACCACGAGATCGCCGAGGAGTATCCTTCACTTTGGGGAAGGTATCGATCCGCCTGTGAGTCGTTTAGACAGTTATTTGGGAAACCAATCGAGGTCGTCGACCCCACTACGTTCGAACCCCGCGTCTGGCAACAACGCATAATTGATATTTGTAATGGAGAACCTGATCCTAGAAAAGTTTATTTTGTGGTTGATGAAAATGGTAATACAGGCAAAAGTTATTTATCGGCGTATTTGATTTCGAAATTTCCTGATGAGGTTCAAATCCTTTCCGTTGGTCGAAGGGACGACCTGGCACATGCAATTAACCCCCGACGTTCCATCTTTTTGTTCGACGTTCCACGAGGAGGAATGGAGTATTTGCAGTACACTATCTTTGAACAGCTTAAGAACCGGACTGTATTCTCTCCCAAGTACAATTCCATCACGAAGATCTTGAGAAAACTACCACATGTTATTATTTTCTCTAATGAATCACCTGATCGAAACAAAATGTCTCACGACCGATACCACGTAACACACATTCGTCAATTCCCGAGAGCGGACGATAACGGTGCGAACGGTTAACTAACGGAATCCGATAAAACGGCGCTGACGACGAATAGGAATCCGACCATAATAAGTAGCGTACTGCCGATTCCAAGTACGGCGGTAACCATAACGGCGAGGAGTCCTCCCGTAACGTAACATATAAGCACGCCTGAATCTGTTTTGACGTCTAGCGTAAAGCGCATTGCTCATTATCATTGGCATCCTATTTGAACATGTCAGAGTTAGTGAAATAAGTCGTCTTTTCGTGGAATTCCACGAAAGGTTTGTCAGCATTGTCTGCAATGTCTTTTGTGGCTGCATTTGATCCTTCAAAAGCATACCAGTAAAGCATATATACATTTGCATCCGGTTCACCGCCAGTGCCCGTGAAGTGCATTTGTCTCTTAATTGGAATGTAAAAGTTCAAATGCTTATATGTTCGCATTGGCCTTGGTCGAATGCCACTGAGTTCTCCGTTTCCACCATCTTGACATAGGATAAATTGGCCTTCCTTAAGAACGCTATATTCTTCCCTATTAATTTTGCGGTTGAACATATCCCAATGGTTTCCGGGATTGGGAACGCTTGTGTCGAAATCTTTAGCCACCCTGTCTACCGGATTTTCATTTATGAAAAAATTGGGTAGGGCCGGTCTTGAATAAGAGTTTGGTGCCGTACCCACTGTGGTTAGGGTTAGGGTATCCGCTTTTGGTATAATAATAGCCCATCGAACTCTAACTGGAATAGTTATTGCATTGGTTGGGTTAAGTCGCTGATTCATTTTAAAAAAATAGCGAACTTTCACACCACGAATATTGACGAGTTCGCCTCGACGTTTGTTAATTTGCGATGTCGTTGACTGTTGTTCCACGAAAATAAGTCCGTCCGCAGAAACTGATTTATCCGAAGGCATTTTTTCTGCACTTGATGTATTATCGGCTGAAATAGTCCTTTTCCTGGAACCATACTTCCCAGGTCTACGTCCCAAAGTTCGATAATTGGACGTTCGCCATGGTCGAGTCGTGCGGGTATGAACTGTAAGGCCTCTCATTTCTGGTGCTTGTGTCGGTGCGGTTCTTCTGATGACCGGTGCTTTGGATGGGGTGATTACTGCTGATGGCTTTCTTTTGCGCAAGTTGTAATGATACATAGATTGTGACCTACCTTCCTGTAAAGCTCTGTAGGTTTCACGTGCTACGTAACCGTAACCTGCAACAAATCCTGCTGTTACTGCTGTCTCAAAAGACATTGTGGCATCAAGTTTTATGGACGCGTGTCAGCACGCGCTTGGCACACGCCTGACGCGTGCCGGTACATTTGTACGTGGGTCTACGGTGAGCTGGTC